CAATGTGTAGAGAGCAGAAAAGTTAGGTGTTCCTGTGACATAGCTGTTCGTACCTGCAAAAGGTGTTGAACGGTCTAAGCCGCTTGGGTGGAACGAAGGCTTCAGACCAAAGGGTTTTAATGTTGTGGACATTAGTTTTAATTCCTTTGTTATTTTGAAGAATGTTATTGGAAACGAATGTTTTTGTTATTCGCTTTTGCAGTTTCCTTTTCCATTTCCAAAAGTCCACCCTCCAAGACTGATCGTCCGCCCTTATTGCCCTGCGCAGTATCACGGACATTAGCCGTAATATTGCGTTGGTGCTCGAGGGGATCCTCGAGATGGAGCATACGCATCACTTCTTGGTAGATGTCCTCTGGTAACTTAAAGAGAACCATTTCGTTACAACTAACACAGCCTTCAAACTTGCCCGAGCTCATTTTGCCTAGTCCTTCAAAGCCTTTTCCTAATTCGGAGGCTTTAACTGGCTCATAACCCAACGCCATGCGTTTGTCGATACTGTCATAGTTATTTGTGGTGGATAACCAACACAAATGGAACCCAGGAATAATATTCTCGGGCATGTCTGGCAAAGCGCTATTTTGCCATTTGTCTCTGAACGCTTCTGCACGTTCGCGCTTAGTTTTATTGCTAGGATCTTCGATTGCGATCCGTTCTTTTGTTTCTTGTACGCGGTCGGCCAAACGGTCTTCAACGTCGCGTTTAATTCTTGTATTTGCCATGATAATTAACCTTTATTTTGACGATCGTACGAGGCATAAGCTCGGATCATTTTGTTTCGTTTGTCTACATCATCCCATGCGCCAGCGTCTTTAATTGCTTGCACTCTGTCACGGCTTAGCGTAATCGTGCCCGGCTTTGTTGCGCCAGCGTTTGATACTCTGCTGGATGATGATGGATTTGCTCGTTTCACAGAGCCTCCTTTGGAAGTATATCTGTGGGGTAAACGAGACTGCAAACGACTGTCTAACTCTTCCCAATACTCAGAATCACTAGGATCCCAACCATCAGTTGCAAGTTCTTGGTCAATTACTTTGGCAATTCTACTATCTGTATCTCGTGCGTGTGGGTCATACCATGTGTTCTTTTTTAGCCAGCGTTCTGCATTCTTTTGAACTTCGGTGTTAACTACATTTGGCACGTTTTGTTTAGGTGCCCTGGCTTCATCCACTTGCTGCTTTTTGTAATGTTGTACTTGTTGCAGTCGCTGCTTAGCTTCTGTCAATTGCTCAAGATATTCCATCTGAGCATTTACATCATTTGCCTGAGCCGCTTGTACCATCTTCATCTTTGCGTACTCGACACGAGTTGCCTCGTCTTCAATAGCCTTGTCGATTTGTGCAAACTGATATGATGTCGCAGTGCTTTCCACTTTTGCAAGGCGTTCTGCCAGTTCTGCATTGTGGCGCTCAAGCATCTTAATCTTGTTTTGCGCTGAAAAATCGCGTTGTTTCTTTAATTCTTTTTTAAGTCTACGCTCTTCTCTTCGTGCCTCACGGATTGCTTCACGCTCATCTTCTGAGGTGTCGTCGTCTTGATCCGCGTCTTCTGCTTCGTCTTCTTCGCGCTCTTCGTCAGTGCGGTCATCCGGTGGTGCAGGTACTTCTACTAGGTCTTCTACTTCTTCTGGTACATCTACCTTAGCTAAAACTGTACCGTCATCGCGTTCCCTAATAGGAACGTCTTTTTCATTATCTGCCATGTTATACTTTCTACAAAGTTAGTCTACAAACGCTTTCATTTTTTGCGCATGCTCAAATGATTTAATCTTAGAGATTACTTCACGCGCCTGTAATGTAATAAACACCACTGGAGCGCCATCATCGTCTGGCTGCACAACGTAACGATCGCCGCCGTACTTGATAGTACGAACTAAGTCGCCAACTTTACACCAAGGGCCTTCTGGCCATGGAGATAGGTCGTCTGGGCTTTTATATGCCAAGGGACCAATTGCGCAAACTTTTGCTACCGTTTCGTTAAAACGTAAGGTTTGTCTGGTTTCATCCACTAGGATGATACCGCCTTTACTTGTGACTTTTTCCCTGCGTAACTGCACAAGTACTCGATCTCCAAGAATCTCAACACCAGGGTCTACGTCTGGAAAGCACTCCTGCTCTGAACGTAAATCTGGCTCATCTTTTGTTCCAAAATCAATCGCCATCCGGCAATCCTTTCTTAAGTCTTACGACTCTTCTTCACTATCTTCCGTCAAAATTTCGTTGATAATTTCAAGAGATAGTTTTAATCCCTCAATCTTTCCAACGTACTGCCTGTAATCGTCAAATGAATTAACGTTAGTGCCAGCGGTGACGGTATCCGCCTGGCTCTGTATCTCGCTGCGTACGCGGCTGATAATTTCTGATAAAAAGTCCTTCATATTCTCACTAATACGTTGGCGTAAAAGAATCCGCCCTAAATATTAATAAAAATTGCCGCCGTCAATATCTTTTAGGTTTTTGCCTGGGCCAATTTTCTTAGCGTTGCGCAGCTTGCTTTGCGCCGCACCAATTTTCCAGTTGTTGTCGCGGTGTGATCCTGCGGGACCCGCGTCGATGTTTTTCTCGCCAGGGCCGCCGCCTGAAGATAACTTACCAGTCTCTTGGTATGTTTGGCGAAAGCCTTGTAGATTTTTGTCGTTTGCCATTATATTGTTCCTGTAGGGGGTGTTGTTGGTTGTGCTGCCATTTGCTGTAAAGATTGCTGGTGTTGCTGGTCCGCCTGTTGCATGGCCTGTCCGTGCGATATGCCAGATTGCAACGCTTGATTTTGAGTTTCAAAGCCTTTTTGTTGAATCATTTGATCATGCTGCTGTTGGGCCAGCGCCGATGCTTTTGCATGCTCGGCTTGCTGTCTTACTTGCTCTGCTTGAGTTTGAAAGGCTTGTTGCTCGATTGCCAAACCATGTTGGCGAATATCTGCGTCGGCTGCCTGGACGGCATCAATTGCAGAAAGGTTTTGTTCATGCTCTAGTTGTTGCTGTTGCTGATCAAGCTGCGCACCGGCCTGGATCATTGCGACGCGTTCCTTAGCGGCATTGTTAATGTTTGCCATGGCAATATCGGTAGCGTTACGCTGATTGTCAATATTGGTCTGGGTTGTGTATTTAGCCTGTAGCTCAGCGACTTGCTGTTGTAGCTTAGCCACTTCAAGCTGGTAGCTTTGCTGTGATTTTTGCAATTCAGCTTGGAGCCTAGACTGAGTCTCTTGTGTTTTACGCTCTGTCTCTGCCATTTGAGTCTTCACAATTGCCGCGGCGGTAGGATCGTTCATCGCTGCGTTCTGAGCTTGCTGCTGCTGAGCTTGCTGAACTTTCTGGGCCAAGGCTTGAATTTGTTGTATGTACTGTCCAAGCTCTTGTTGGGCGTCTTGATTAACAACCTGAGAGGCCAAGGCAAGCGCCTGCTGTACTTGTTTGTCTAATGGTTTTTCTTGATGTAGATTAAGCACGTCTTTTCCGCCGGAAGCATTAGCCACCATGCCGCGCATTTGTTGCAAGTAATGAAGCATTAAATGCTGTTTAATGTGCTGAAGCGCCTGCGGGGCAAAAACAGGTCCAATAACTGGATTGCCACCATAGGCCGGGTTGTTTGCGTACTCAAGGTGAATCTGAATGTGAGCTATATGATCTTGGTCCGGATAAGCCGCCGCGGGTTTGCCCATGGTCATGGCTACGTTTTCTAGGGCAGGATTAGAATCATTTGCTCCTAATGGATTTGGTAAAATCTCTTCGGCGTCAGGAACTTTTAATTGTTTTAAGATTCGTTTGTAGACCGCGCGCATGTCAAACATACCCGGAGAGGATTGATTAGCCGCGGTGCCCATTTGAAGTAGGGCTTGATTTTGGGCTAGGCGTTGCGTCTCAGAAAATATGTTAGGATCAGATACTGGGCGCACGTCGTTGTTGTACGCAAAGTCACGCACTTCAATTTCTGTACCAGATTGATTGTCCATCTCGCTGAGGTACCAGTTATTGAGACGGGAAATGATTTTGAGGGACTTAGCTTGGCTGCGGTGCAGACGGGCGTGTATAGAAGAAAATACTTTAGCGCCTTGCTCAATCAGAGCTTGGGCGGTGCCTACTGGCATGTTGTTAGTTGCTTCACCAATCTTTTCTTCAGACGTAGTGACGACGCCTTTAGCGGCAGCAGTTAACCAACCAAGTAAATCAAATAAAACTGATGACGGCGGATTAAATGGCATTGGCATAGCAATCTGACGAATGTCAGTCACGCCAGGGCCAGACTCTACTTCAATTACTTGTGTGGGCTCAATTCGGTCACTCTGGCCAGAAACTCGTCCAGTTTTGAGCTTAAGCATTGTCTGAGAGTTGTTGATATGAGCAGCGTCAAGCAAAGCACGTAAAGCACCAGTGAGAGCAGCAGAAAGCCCACCAATAAGATGGGGCAAGCCAATAGCATAAGCACCACGCCAAGGAATGAACTTGAACTCAACATACCAATCCAATTTTTCGAGTGTCTCATCTCCTGCTTCCCAGTTGCGGTATAAGCCCAGCACTTTACTGCTAGACTCATCAATAATTAAAGTATACGGAGCACGACGCCCTTGGGTAAGAGGATCATCATCCAAGCGAATAAAACAAGTAATTTCAAATACACGACGCAATCCGTCAATGTTTGTAGAAGGCTCATTTTTACCTTCAATTTTATCATTGGCTGATTGAGACTTAGTCTGATCGGTAAGCGGCGCGTTGTTAGAGTACTGCGCGGCTTCAATGTCTCGGTAATACCCAGAATCAATGCGTTGCTCGTACGTGTCTTGGGTAATGTCTTGCTGTTCTGCTACACGCTGTGACGTGTAAAAGTTTGTCGTTGAGTACGGAAGAATAATGTTATCAATTGGCACCCACTCACAGGCCGGACGCAGTTGATCTTCATCCCAGCGCCATTTGAGAAACTGTGAGCCACCTAGCGGCAATTGAGTGAGCAACTGCTCCATCTCGTCGCGGTACTCAGGAATTTGTTCGGAAAGTTGCCAGTTAAGAAAATCAACTTTACGGTCGGCTAGTTCAACCTTAATCTTGTTATCATTGCCTTTAATGTTTGACTTAACAATTCCGTCGGAAGGCAGAAGCTCTTTGCATGCGGAAGCAGCAAAATCTACGCAGGCCTCAGCCATGACCGGATGGACAACCTTAGAGGCACCATCAAATGTCGCGCCACCGGGCGCGTCTTTTCCAAGTCCGGTTCTTCGCAGACCATCTTCGTACTGTTTGTCTCTTAACGAACGGGCTTCTTTGTCTACGTCAATGTAGTCAAGATACTCAACCGCTAGTTCTTGTAAAATACCCTCGTCCATCTCTTCCGCCAAGTTGGCGTAGAACTCTGGATTTTTAAGTGGGCTTTCTTTTTCTTTAAAATTAATTACGACAGAGCCGTCTTCTAGCTCAACCACTTCTTCTTCAACTTCGTTTGTGTCTAAGTCTAACGCCGCGGCGTATTCTTCCATTTCAGCTTCTTGCTGAGTAGCAAGCTCTATATCTTCCTCACGGTCGTCAAGACCAGGCAGATTTGAGCCCATTTGAATTGGTAGTTGTGGATTTGCCATAGATTTTTTGTTTTATGTTGTTGATTTTGGCAACAACGAGAATTGGGGAAGTCCTTATTTTAACTAATACGTTAAATGAGGGTAAACCGCCCTATTGCGCGTACGGATTAGCAAAACGCTTCTTATAGTCGTCGTCTGCGTAGTCATAGTCACGCGCGGGTAGTGGGTCAAGCTGTAACCAACCATCATCGCGCAGGTATCGTAGTCCTTGTGATAGCGCGTCTACGTAGTCATCGTGGCCCTTAGCCTCAGGAAACGAGCAAACCTGACGTAAAAAACGTTTTGTCCAGTCGGCAAACTCGCCTTTTTTGGTCGGTTCTTCAGGAATAAACACTTTTCCTTTAGTTACTAGGGGCGCCACAATGTTTATCCGCTGTATTTTGTCCGCGCGCCCTGGATTGTACCCACGAACTGGAACTCCCGCGCCTTGGAGCTCTTGGATTAATGAAATACCGGCAGACTTGTCTTCCATAAGGATAACGTCCGCCTTTCTGCCCTTGGCAAAGTCGTTATCTGCTCCGTATACAACCTCTTTGAAGTCGTTAATTACTTTGCGGCGCAGTTCTGGGTAAGATAGGTGCTCATCCCAGCAGTCAAGAAGGATAGCCGCCAAGCCGCCGTCGAGTTGCTGAAAGACACCCCATACCTCACATGCCGTGGGGTCGTTGACGGTCTTTTCGCTGGTCGCTGGGTCGTATGACGCCAAGACAAACTCTAGCTCTGGTGTTGGTCTGTTGGCTGGCCACATCTTAAAATGACTACGCTTGATAATGCCAGAGGACTCTGGGTCCAAGATCTCACCATAGATCTCCTGTCGGCCTATGTCTGTGCCGTCGTACGTCTCAAGCTGCTTAAAAAACGTTTCAGATAGGTTTTCTCGGTTGTCGTATGACGAGGCGTTGACCATGTAGACGTCGCCACCAATCTTACCTTCGGCAAGGTCTACAATAGTTTCCCTGGGCTTGGGTGTTGTAGTAATAATTTGCTGCACTCGAGGAATACGAGGGTCTTTGAGTCGAAGGGTAAACTGTACACCATCATAAGCATCGTCGAGGTAGTCAAAAGCACACAGCTCATCGAACCAGGCTCCGTGATATTGCTTACCACGGTAGCGTTCTGGTTCCGACGCGGGGATTCCTTGGATGATGGATCCGTTGGTAAGGGTAATTTCAAAAAGGGATTTGTTATAGTCTCGAATAAGAGACTTGGGGATGATGTTAAGGAGTCCAGAGTCTCCTTCAAAACAAGTCGCTCGTATGTCGTTGGATGTGGGGGCAGTGACGAGCCAGCGGGTGTTGTCGTAAAGCCAAGCACGAATGCCAATCCAATGGCTGGCAGTGTGAGTCTTGCCCGATCCGCGACCGGCAAGCATAAGGAAGGTATCATATTGTCCATCGTCTGGTTCTTTTTGGTGTGGTAGTGCTTGCAGCGACCATTTAACCTGCCACAGAGCTGCTTCAAGCTCCTGCGTAGGCCAGTGGGTGCGTGCTGCTGCAAATTTTGTTAGCTCTGCTTGTTGTTTTGTGGTTAATGGCATGCTATAAACCCTTCTCCCACTAAAAAAGTACCGTGCGGGCTGTTTGTCTCAATATGTACACAGTTTTGAGACGGCAATTCATAGACGTCGGTGATCATGCGCCAGTCTTGCCGCACTTTAATAGGTTTTGGTGTCTGACAAATCAAAAGTTTAAGTTTCGTTTTGATAAAAAGCACGTATCCATTGCGTGGGTGAGGTCCGTCTAGCTTTGTCTTACACCCCAAAGACTCGGCAAGGTATTGGATCTGTTTCATTAGCAGCTTGTTTTGTGACGCAATCCGAAATCTATCTAACTTTTGGTTATAACGATAGGATTTTGAGTACATAATCCCTCTAAGCAGCTCTAGCCGCTGCTCCGCAGAAGCTAAAAGGTAGTTGTTTGGGATAGACGTGGGTATATTTGGCAGTAAGTGTGACCGGATTGTTGGTTTTGTGATAAACGTGGTTAGATTTCCAGGGCGATTCCACTTTTCAATGACAATGTAGCCCGCGTCTTTAAACTTTTCGTGGATAATTTCTTCTGTTCCGGCGGGTGGTGTCATCATTTGGTTCTTGCGGTGGTTAAAAAACCAGAACCCAAACACAAACGGAGGCACCGGAAGATCTTTGTGGGGAAGTTGTAGCGCGCCGGCGGTAGGAATTGAGTATTCCAAGCGGTCGTTTGATTTTTTTAGTGGCGTACTGGCCAGCTCAGAGACAGAGGTAATGCTTAAAGGACGCCGGAACTTGTACTTACCCTGGTGGAGGTTAGCCCTGTCACGATACTTTTTGTTTTCCAAGGGAAGTTTGAGGTGCTTGTCACCCGCAATTGTCAGTCCGTCGCTAAGCTGGACCTCGTAGCACGTCGGGGCTCTGTATTGCTGGATTAGTTTGATGGTTGTGGGTTGTCCAAGGTGGTCAAACACCACGTCGCCTTCGACTAGGTCGTAAGCAAATTTCCAGTAGTCAAAGGTTAACACCCTTTGTGTTGCTAGTATTGCCATAAAAATTTTCTAAGACCCAACGGTCTAACCATTTTCCAAGGGAGTCACGAATGTTATTTTGAATTTTGAGTGGCAGTCTTTTAATGCTAAGGACGCTATCAGATAACTTTAAACGAAACTCTAAGTACTTGGCGGTTTCTTTATCTAAAATACTGATGGGCGCGTCTGCCTGATCAAAATTGTTTGCGTCGCATACCAAGATTCGCAAGCCTTGTAGCTTACCGGCAGAATTTTCCAACACGCCTTGAATTTGATAAACGTAATTGTTCATACTACTACTAATACGCAAATTTTATTAAAATACACTATATTACAAAAAATTATATTAAAGAATTTTTATATAACTAAAAGTTTGGTTTGACAGGGTTGGCACCCTTGGCAGTCTTTATCCCAAGTCAGAGGCTGCTATACAATTTACTTTTTTTTAAAAAAAATAAAAAAATGAAAAGAAGACTGCCTAGTGTGCCACGACACGCGTAAGTTATTGATTTTAAAAGAAAGGGACCCCTAGAAGACTGCCACGAAGACTGCCACAAGACTGCCAATTTGACAGGGAACGCAAAAAACTAAGGGTTTACCCTAATAGGGTTTACCCTATGTATTACATTTTTACAAAAAAAATTTGATAACTAAACTGCAAAATTGTAAAAATTTAAAAATTTTTTATACAATTTGATAATTAAACTGTAGAATTGTAAAAATTCAGGTTTGAGCATGGGGCCACCGCCCCCGGGGGGTGGGTCCGCAAAGTGGGTGGTCGGCATTAAAAAAAGGGACCCGTTTCACAATGTGGAATGCGATTCCACATTGTGGTGCACCAATATGGTGCACGCACCAAGTTGGTGCGCACTAGATCGGTGCATGCACCACGATGGTGCGCCCCACATTGGTGCACGTGCACCACGTTAGTGCATGCACCACGATGGTGCGCACCACATTGGTGCGTTGGGCTATGCACCACATTGGTGCGCTAAGTAATTGAGTACTTACTAACCGCCAGGTTAGGGTAAACCCCTATTGACGGATTGGGCGCAATCTAACGGGGCATAGAGGCGTTTTGGTCTGAGCTGAGGGGGTAGTACCAAGTACTCTGCGATCTCTAGTCTTCCAGTAGCTACGTGGGTTCCAAGGCGACGCGCATGCGAGGGCTGGGCGGTGGGGTGGGCGAGATGTTGTATCTTTACCATTCAACCGAGCACCCATCCAAATAACTCTACAAGTTAATCAAGTATTATAAAGTGCTTGCTTTTTATTCCAAAGGTCGTTAGTATTATACATATCGGAAGTGCAGTGGCTAATCCACTCAAGAGGTGACTAAGTACCAGCCTCTATAATCATGTGGCAATCCCTAGATATGCTGAGGCAAAGACTAGGAGTGGGATAAGAGGCAGTGCTCGAGCCCCACAAGATAGTAGTGCTCAGAGCTCATTGATACCAGTGAGCTCGAGGCAATACTAACCAACAGGAGAATCAATATGAAATACGATATTAGCGTAGCATCTGACCTATATGACGCTGGGCGTGACGACGATGGTTATCCCTTTATCGCTGAGCTCTATTACGTCGTACTTCAGTACGAAGACGGACGCACATTCCGCCACAACGCAACATTCTTAGGCGATGAGCTGGAAGTCGATGACGAAGACGGAATGGTTTACCACAATGACGTACGCACTGAGGCGTTAGCAAAAGCTGAACACCTTGCTGAGCGTGTCCGTCAGGCTGGCACAGTAGACTTTCAGTACTGGGAAGAGACCGATCCAGCCTATGGCTCAGACGCATACATAGCACAAGGCACAGAGGCTAAGCGAGCATTTGTTGAGCGTGTCGCAAATTAACAGGTCGAAACTGGAGTGATCCAGTCTACACGTTAGGCGTGTACTGAAGATGACCAAACAACATAAGGATACATACCATGACAACAGTAATCACCAAACTAGAAGACGGACAACAAGTGCAGATCAAGGGCACGCGCCCTTACTTTCAAGATGCCCACGTCTTTACCTTGCGTGGCTGGCATGAGAAAAACCCACGCTTTGAGATGCCTACCGACTGGGACGCGTACGTTAAAGCTGAACGGCTTAAGGGTGGCTTTGAGTTCGGCTTTACACTCGCTGGCACCATGCTTACCGATGACCGCGAGTACAATGCGCGCAAGGGTAGAGAGCGCGACGAATCACCACACCTGTACACTGGTGACATAGTAGAGGTAGAGGGCAGACAGTTTAAGATTGTGAACCAAAACAACAACAACTTTGGATTGGAGCCTGTATAATGTACGAACGTAAATCAGTAGCGATACTGTGGTGGGAAGACAACGCGCTGGGCAGATCACGCTGGGCGTTACGCGCCAAGGTGACATGGTCGGAGTACCAGCAGTACGCCAAGACAGTGACAGGCGAGGGCAAGGATTGGAAAGCAGTTATAATATGACAGGTCGAAACTGGAGCGATCCAGTCTACACGTTAGGCGTGTACTGATGATGACCAAAAAAGTGTACACAGAAAACTAATATATCAAGAAGTAAAACACAACCAAGGAAAAAATATGAACCAAGACCTAGCGATCGCTTTTAACAGAGCCAAGTATTTTAACAAAAAAGTGATTATTGAATA